ACACCGTAATCAGTACCAGTCAGAAGCCCATAAAGACTGGCACCGGTTAAGGCGCTGGCCGCCGCAGCGGACCCGGATACAGGTTCGGACATTAAGCCCCCTCGTATTTGCTGTGAGTCCTCTCAGAGTTGAGGGGAATAAAAAAGGCCGCACAGTGGCGACCTCATAATCAGTTTACTAATAGTGAAAATTTAATTGACAAACAGATACTTGCATTTTGGGAAAGCAGATAGAAGGAAAGCTTGCAGAATCTACAAACCTGACCAAAAAAGATGGGTATAAATGTACAGCAGTAAAAACTTATACGTTCAGAAAGATAGTCAACAATCTATTTTTTGAATATTCTTTTTACGAAAGATGTTTTTGAACCTTTAACTTCCCTTAACTTAGATTCGATAGAATCCTTATGGGATTTATACATTTTTTCAGCATATTCAGGGCTGAAGCCGGCATCGGTCCAAATTTTAATGATGTTTTTTCTATGCGCCCAGTCTTGATACTTATTTAAAATCCAGCCAATCACTGGGACAGTAATTTTCAAAATAGACGCAATGAGAACAAGAGTGGTCATTGCCTTGTAGTGATTGACAATATTAGAAAAACACTCATTTAACCATTCCAACATTGGCATTTACTCTACACTCAAAAGAACATTGTCTAATAAATAAAAATTATTATCATTTTTTAATAAAAAAACAACTATTTATAGAGACTGAGTAAATGATTTCATTCTAGGGTGTGATTTTAGAGCGAAAAAAACAAATAAAAACCCTGCCAAAGCAGGGCTTAAAAATAATTGTTAACGTGAGATATACAACGCCCATCGTTAGGAAAATCCTAACCATTTTTTTCGAATATTGCAAGCATCGTGTCGCTAAAAATCACGATTCTGCATCTATCGTGTAACTTTTCGCAGTTGCACTTCGGCAAAAGCCTCCTCCTGCCAGCATTTTGTCACCAATAGCGCGATTACATCGCCATAACCGCTGTACCACTGGTAGCTGGTCAGATCGGGAATAATTTTCTCAATACGCGCTCGCGCCAGTGTGGTAGGCAAACGGCTGAAGCGGTTTCCATTGCAACGCCCGCAAACTTTCCTGACTGGTGCGCCGAGGAGTTTGGTTCTCTTCTCATCCAGCACGGTCCCCTTACCTTTACAGCCGCGACAGGCTGTGGCCATCTCTCCTTTTCCCGCGCAGTGCTGGCACATCACTTCTACGGCTTCGTGCTTAACCGTTGCCTCTACGCCATTAACGCCAGGGTGCTTAACCACGTCCTGCATTTCCCGCATCACGCCTTTCCCTTCGCAATGTGGGCAGGTCGATTTACTGGCTGCCGAACGCGAATAATCTGCATAGGCAAACTGAACCAGCACCGGCAGAACTTCACCGCGTGCCTTCTCACTCAGCTTCCCCAGCACGGGATTTTTCAGCGCATGTGCATATTGCATCAGCCCATTAATAGCAGGTGCCGGATCCTGAATCCCCATTTTCGCCAGGAAGAGATTAAAACCGAGACCAGCTTTCGACTGCACCATGCCCTGGGCTGCCATTACATCGGTGATACTCAGCGCGACACCGCCGGTCGCTGGCGTCTGATCGTTAAGCTTCGGTGATTTCGGGGAATAAAATTTCGGTAATGATTCGAGGTTCATAGCGTCTCCACAATTTACGCCAGCGCGCCAATAGCCAGCGCACGATCTAAAAACCGAAACATCAGCGCTAACTGGTCGCCGTATTTCGCTTCGAATGCCACGGTGTCAGCGTGCAACGCGTCGTGATGCGCTCTGCAAAGCGGTATCACAAACAGGTCGTGCGCCTTCGTACCCATTCCACCCTGCCCGTGGCCTATCAGGTGATGGGGGTCGTCTGCCGGGTTGCCACAGCACATGCACTGCTGCGTTTTAACCCAGCGGGTATACTTCTCACTCTCCCAGCGGCGGCGTTTAGGGCGCAGCATGAAGGATTCCGGCGTTTCCGGATCGACATTCAGCGCCAGCACCTTCTTAGCCACTTCCTCTACTATCTCGCGCCCAAGGCGTTCACTGGGTACCAGCTCGGTTTCGCGGGTGACGGAACGGATCACCGGCTTCGGCATTCTCAGCACCTGCCGTGCAGCATCTTCCGGCAGGGCATCGGCCAGGCCATTACGCGCGAGCCACCAGCAGAACTCCGGCAGCGTGAGCGTATGAGAATCGGCGAAACCCAGTTCACGGCGGGCAGTGTTGAGGATGTAAGCCGCGCAGTTCGCCCGCGCCATGTGCGCCAGCTGCTCTGTAGTCTGCTCACGCAGCAAGTTGTCGCAGTGCCAGCACAGGCGAATAGCGCCGGGTGCGTGGCGCATCGTGGTGATGTTCTCCGCGTGCCAGGACTCGTGTGGCCACTGGCAACCATTTGCCTCCATAAGCCAGCTTTCCAGCCCGCCGATGCCGCCGGCGCGGCGCAGCACCGCATCGTTTTCAAAAACACCGGCGAGCGCAGGATCCTCGGCCAGTTGCTGCTCTGCTGGTGGCAGTTCGCCGTTGGGCATTCCCGCCAGGCGCTCCGGCTCATTTTCCAGCAGCATGCGCCCGCGGCGGAAATGCATCAGCAGGCTGGTGCCCGGCCTGAACATGACGAGCCCCAGCTCTGCCACGACGATCGGAGTAAGCAGTGCCCTCACTTCGCAACCCCCTGCGCTTTATGTGCCGCCCACAGGCCGCCGACCCACTGGATCCCCTTTGCCGTAAAGCGCGCCTGGCTGAATGCATGATTGTTTTCGGTGCTGGTACCGGTTTTCACCTTAAAGCGACCATTTTCAATGTGCTGGTGGTGCGGCGTCAGCACACCGCCGAGGCGATACATGATCCTGTTATCAATGAGGAACATGCGAAACTCAGGCTCTTTGGCGTTAAGCAGCTTCGCCACCTGGCGGAAAGACATTGAGCCACCCGCAGAGCAGTAGCGATCCACAAATTCCACCTTCGGTGCCGCGGCGGCCAGTTCCTGTTTTAGCTGGTGCTGCTGCTCGGCAAGATCAGCAGCGAGGCGCAGAGCTTCCGGCAGGGATTTCGGTACCTGCATCGCCTGCTGGCTCTCGAGCTCCTGCCAGCGGTCAACCAGGCGGGCGGTAAACTCTGGCGAGAGCTGAGCCACAACGACATAGCTGTCTCGCTTACAAAGCTGGTACACGGTGACGGCCTGACCTAGGTGATTTATAACTTCCACCATTGGTGGAAGTTGAATAACGCCGCGTTCTGCCAGTCGATCTACTGTCCGTTTGACGCTATCGTGACGTGACTCAACCAGATCGGCGATCTCCTGGCTGCTCATCGCCAGCTCCTGTCCCGGCATCATCGCCGCCGGGGTAAAAGCGGGTACTGCTTTCATCTGTTGCATGTGTATCTCCGTTAAGCGGCTGCAACCGCTGTTGGTTCATACCTGGTGATCGAGATCTCCACCCTTCCGCCCTTCACTGTTGGCCCCCACTCCACCAGCATCTTTTTCACCTGGCTGTCGTCCTCCCACATGCCTGCATGCGTCAGTGCATCGAAAAGCGCCTTGTTGTAGTTGTCGATGTCCCGGCGGCGCGCGTCGGGCGGAAAAAGCAGTATTTCAACCGCTGCGGGCTCGGTCGACGGCTTCGGGAGACGGCGCAGCTGCTCAATGATCGCCGCACAGGCTGCGCTCTGAAATGCACGACCAGCAGCACTGATGAGATGGCGTCCCTTAAGCGGCCCCTTATTCGGAGCGCGCCAGTAGGTGTTCACGCTCGGTGGAAACGGCAGAATCAGCTTCATAAGGCAACCCCGCGCATTTTCAAAAACGAGATCGCCTGGTCTCTCGCATCTTCTTCGCCGGCCACCAGCGAGCGCAGCAGCGAAACTGCTTCATCTTCCGCGCCCGGGCTGTTGATGGAGATGCCGCGGCACACGCCCGGAAAAAGGGTGATAGCGCCTTTACGCTCGAGGGATCGCAGCACTTCAGTTGCCGCGTTCGGTGATGCTGCGCCCATCAGTTCGGCAACTTCCTTTTGCGTCGGCGGGATCCCATGCTCCTTATGGAAAGCCACAATCAGGCTCAGTATTTGCTGCTGGCGGACGGTTAAAAGGTTCTTTTTCACACTGCCTCCTCAGAGAATGGCCACGATGTCGGCGGCGTTTTCCCGCGTGCTGGCTTTGCTGGAAATGGACCGACGGGCGCTGACGTGATGCAGCGTGAAGCCGTGCTCTTCGTAGAGCTCGATAATCCGTGCCGCCGTCGAGTTGCTGATCACCACCCGCGCACCGCGCTGATGTGCCGCAACACAGGATTCAGCCAGCGCCACCTGGTCAGCCCATGCGAAACCGCCAGCGGCATAGTTGGTAAACCCCGCCGTGCCCGGCAGCGGCTCATAGGGCGGATCGCAGTAAACGACATCGCCCTCGCCCGCCAGCGACAGCGTGCGGCGGTAACCGGCGTTCATAAAAACGCAGTTGGGTGCCACAGCAGCAAAAGCCAGCAGCTCTTTATCAGGGAAATACGGGTTGGCTTTTTTACCCCAGCCGACATTGAACTCGCCGGCGCGGTTGTAGCGGATCAGGCCATTGAAGCAATGGCGGTTCAGATACAGGAAAGCGGCGGCGCGCGCTGGTCCGTTCATCTGCTGCGAGTTGAATCCCTGGCGAACGGCGAAGTAACTCCGCGCGTCACTCATTTCAGCAAACAGCTGGCGCGCCAGCAGCGTTATCTGCTCGGGCAATACGGCCAGCATCTGATAGAGGTTAATCAGATCCGGATTGGCATCTGCCAGCAGGAATCTTTCATGCTTACCTGAGTTGAGAAAAACCGAGCCACCACCGACAAACGGCTCAATCAGCCGGGTGCCCGCCGGAATGAGGTGATCCAGTTCAGGCATCAGGGAATATTTACCGCCAGCCCATTTCAGGAACGGACGCTGCCATGCGCGCGGAACCGGTTCTGCCACTGGCAGTGCTGCTGCCGTATCACCCATCATGAGCGGAACCCCGAGTTTTGCGGCAGCGAGTAGTCGACGTTCTGGAATGTCGCGCGGGAAGCTGTGCTGCTGACCCACTCGCCGTTGCGCCGCGCCGGGCGCCCTGCTTCGCTCCACTTCGTCGCAGCCTGCAGGTAGCCAGGGAATTTGCTCGGCAGGAAAAGCGTGGTCGGGCGCAGGTATTCAGCCATCTGCAAATCGGCGCTCCACTTCTCGTTGGTGTAATCCACGACAAGCTTCAGCTCTTCAGCGCTGAACCCTTCCCCCAGGCGAGCCCGGATGTGTTCCAGCGATGTTTTCGATACCTGGTACCGGGATCCAGTTTGCTGGTTCAGGTAAGTCAGAACCTGTTTAGCCTGGTCAGTAACCATCACCGCATCGTCGGGTTGCGCAGCAACCGGACAGAAAGGGTTTTGATTTTTATCTGATGGATCTTGTTTTGAATTTACTGACGGATCCCCCCCAGATTCTGACGGGTGAAAACCGCCGTTTTTGCCAGATTTCGACGCGTCAGATTTTGAGGCGTCAGAATTTGACCCGTCAGATTTTGAGGTGTCAGATTCTGACAGGTGAGAAAAGGCAGCGGCCTGTAGCTTTTGCACGTTGAGCTGGTAAACGTTAGACGCGTTACGGTTGCCCTTGCGGCGCTGCTGACGTGACAGCCAGCCATCCTGCTCAAGCTTGCCAATCGCCGTGCGCACGGTGCTCTCTCCTGCGCCAAGCTGGCGGGCGATAGTCTCGATAGAAGGCCAGCACACGCCGTCGTCATTGCTGTAGTCAGCCAGGCGCGCCATGATGGCAACGCTGGTCAGCTTCATGCCAGCTGCGGCACAAACGTCCCAGACGTAACCCTGTAATTTAGTGCTCATGGTCGTCCTTTATTTCTCTGAAATCGCGCTTGAAGATATGGAGTGGTTTGAAGCATTCGTGGGGGTAGTCACTCCGCAGATTGATAACCCGCCGCGATTCTGGCTCCCACCGAATGACACGGACGGGGATGCCTCTTCTGTCTCGAAACCACCTGTCGATATCCCGCATAATTTCTTCGCCTTCCGGTTGAAAACCCCCACGATGCGACTGGCGCGACTGTGGTTACATGACACCCAGCGATTTAGTACTCTGCGCTCATACCGGAACAACGGAGTACCCGGAACGGGCCTCATCCGGAGTTGCGGTAAGCGGCTTTTAGCCGTTAAACTGTTCATGCGTTGGTATCTCCACTATGATCGACACGCCGCGACGCCAGGGGCTGCAACCCGCTGGCGTCATCTTTTTCTGGCAGGCAGTAGACGCGCGAAATAAGATTCAGGAACGTCATCAGCGTGACGCGGAACTGATAGGCGATTTCATTCAGGCTTTGCCACTCGCCGCGTGTAACCACTCCATCATCGATATATTCACGGTAAGCACTTACCAGGCTGCCTAACTGCCCGACTAGCTCAGCCAGCTTCAGGCCAATTTCTTCGTTCTCATCTTCATAAGTAGCGCCGGGAAGATGGGTGCCATTATCTGTTTCACGAGAAAACGCATCTGCCACGTAGCTGACTCCTGCCGCTTTCTGCAGCGTCATAGCCCAGCCCATCGGGAAGATCTGATCACCGCCAGCGCGCAGGCGATTAAACAGCGCATCCTCAGTAACATCGATGATTTCGGCCGCCTCGCTATACCCACCAGGTAGCGCAGCGATAGTTTTGCGGACGGCAGCCACCAGCCAGGCCGGCTGCTTTTCAACTTTCCAGTGCTCATTACCCACTGTTAACCCCTTATTGCTGTGGTGTCTTTTGTTCGTATTCATGGTTACTGTTTCGGATAAATATCAGGCCGCAGATCAGACTTGGTGATTGCGCCAGCGGTGATTTCTTCCAGCTTCTTCGCGAGAGAAAATCCCGCTTTTTTGTAGCCATTAAATACAAGACGCAGGTAACCAGGTGTTGAGCGGACATTTACTGCTAATTGAAACTGCTGCTCTTTGGATAAAGAGTCCCAATATTCTTTCATGATATGTACCTCCTGTGTACATATTACACGAATAATATGAACCCACAAGGTACTTGTACCACTAAGGTACACAATGTTTAATTCTGGGATGAAAACGATTCAAGAAATAAGGCGGTTAAACGCCAGAAAGCTGCGTGATGGTGTGGGTGGAAATACTTACTTCGCCACCATGATCGACAGAGAGCCCACCCAAACCAGCAGGTTTATGGGGGAAGGCGCGTCTAAAAATATTGGCGATGCAATGGCGCGTCATATTGAAAAATGCTTCGATTTACCGTTAGGCTGGTTGGATCAGGAGCATCAAACAACTAACGTTGCGAAAAGTCCCGATGTATCAGACACTAATAGAAACATAACATTAGTTCCGGTTATTTCTTGGGTGCAGGCAGGAGCATGGACGGAAGCTGGCTTTGCTGAGGTAGACTTGAGCAGTGTTGAAACTTATCCGTGCCCTGTTCCGTGCGGACCCATGACATATATATTGCGTGTGATTGGTGACTCGATGATCGATGAGTACCGGCCTGGCGATATGATTTTTGTTGACCCTGAGATCCCAGCAGTTCACGGCGATGATGTGATAGCGCTCATGCACGATTCGGGTGAAACAACTTTTAAAAGATTGATTGAAGATGGCGGCAGTAAGTACCTGAAAGCTCTTAATCAAAGCTGGCCGGAGCCTTACGTTAAGATAGATGGTAACTGCTCCATAATCGGAACGGTGATCTTCTCTGGTAAGCCGCGAAGGTACTTACAGAAAAATTAATTTTTAACTTAGCCTGCGAAAGCGGGTTTTTTTATGCTTGACAATGTACCCTGCGGGTACATAATGTACCTTTAAGAAACAACGTACAGTTAAAGTTTTAGACAGGCACACAACAGGAGAGAGCATTGGTTGGAACGCACATAAAAGCTTCGTTGTCCGGGCCAGTGGCTGGGGAAGAATCCAGTACAAACCGACCGGCGGCCAGATCGGTGCCAGGTTACGCAGTGCTCTCCCCGTTGTGATGTGCTCAAGCGAGCTGCAGCGCCGGCCGACGCAAAGACCTGTAAATCGGCTGTGCCGCAGCAACTGGCGGCCAATACCAAAACAGAGCGGCAGGACGTAAGCAAGTGTAGCGGCTTGGTGTCACAACCAAAAAATGCAACGTGTAGTCATTGGCGGCACCTGATCCTTACCCGTGAGGGTGCCGCACTTTTTTCGCATAGATGCAAGCGCGCTCCGGCACTCTCCCTCAAGTGTCTGGTCGTTAATGCAAACCCTTCCGGAGCGCGCTTACATCTGTGTGGAGATACCAGGGCGGTTGCAGCCGCCCGCTTTATTAAGCGCCCTTCTTTGTCCCGGGCGTTTATTAAAGCGAACCCATTTTTATTAATCGCCAGCCGGCGAGGGATTCGTGCAACCAAAAATCGCGCGTTGCAGCGCGCAAAGGAGATACCACGCAATGAAAGAGAACTTCATTCGAACTTTTACCGGCAAAAGGTTTGACTACCTGACCGCTACCGTTGACGACATTGAGATCGAGGATATCGCCAATGCCCTCTCAAACGTGTGCCGTTTTAATGGTCATTTACCTGAGTTCTACAGCGTAGCGCAGCACTCGGTGCTGTGTAGCCTCATCGTCCCCGTTGAGCATGCGTTCGAAGCGCTGATGCACGATGCTGCTGAAGCCTACGTGCAGGATATCCCTGCCCCGCTGAAAGCCCTGCTGCCTGACTATCGGCGCATTGAAGATCAGGTCGACGGTCTGATCCGCAATAAGTTCGGCCTGCCGGCTGAGCACACGCCTGTCATCAAATACGCAGACCTGACCATGCTGTCCACTGAGCGGCGGGATCTGGATATCGACGACGGCACAACATGGGAGATCCTCGAAAACATCCCGCCAACCGATCTTATCCAGATTAACCCTCTGCGCCCGGGTCAAGCCTATGCAATTTTCATGAAGCGCTTTAACGAACTGCTGGAGACACGCCCATGCGCCTGAATGCCAAAGAGCTGATCGCCGAAGCCAGAGCGACAGCCCCTACTCTGCCACCAGCAGCAGC